CAACCTCTCAGTCCTCTTGTTCGATCTTCGAGAACATCCCATGAAACAAGCCCTGCCATTCTCGCATTTCGGAGAATATCTCCAAGTTTCTTGTAGTTCCTCATCGTATTCTCTAGTAGATCCCTAGCAACGAATTGATAGAACAATTGTCGAAGGGTTAGATTCTGTCCTTCGTATTCTTCTACAATCTCGTTTGCCTGATCAATCACTCGCTGCGTTTTCGCCGCGAATCTTCTTTCTTCATACTGCTCTTTGCTCATTTTTTCACCTGTCGCCGGAGTCGCCGGCGGTTCTCCGAGTCGGCTTGAGGCTATGAATGTATTATTTCTATAATACTACTATGTTTTACTAAACTAATACTACTACTACTACTACTAGGGCCGGAAAACCCGATCTAAAACTCGGTCACGGTCGGTTCCGGTTTGGTTAAGGGCCGGGTGGTGGTCGTAGGGCTGATGGATTGGGCGTTCTTGGCTGCTTCTTTGACATTGATTCACCTCATTTTGACAATTTGGCTTGCCGGAAAAGCCGTAGCATGGTTGCATGGTATGTTTGAGGATCTTGACGGAAGGTTGGCAGGGGCCATTAGAGGGATCCTTGAACAGAGCGGCGGGGATTTCGAGCCGGTCAATCCTGTTCAAGCAGCGATCGCCCAATTCATCACCCAACGGATGAATAACGCTCCAATAGAAGCGATCGTGAAAGAACGCGGTCAAGACGGAAAGTTCACTTGATTTCAGGTGATAATTTATTACCGAGTTTTTTTACAGCCTGAGTTATGCCGCGCCGCAGAGCAAAGCGAAGAAGCCGAAGAAAGACCTTCTCGATCCTGAACGGATTAGAAGCCCTAGCGTATGCCTCCATCCTCTCAGAGGGTGTCACAGGTGGATCTCTAGCAGCGTTCATCACCGGGGCCGGAGATCTCGGCACTAAGACGGTCACCGCATCCGATTCTTGGCATGGAACGCAGACACTTTCGACCATGACCGTAGGTGCAGGTCAGATCTCGTTAAGCGACATTGTGCAGGAGCCATCTCTAGCACTTCAAACGATGGCTGACAATTTCCAATCTAACTTATTCCCAATGGCATTCGCAGCATTCACGACCTCAGTTGGATTCAATGTTGGCCGCAAACTATTGAGAAAGCCTCTCTCCAACATAACACGCAATATCATTCACCCCGTTCTAGGTAAAGGCGTGAGGATGTGATCGTATGGCAAATGTGAACGCATACGGATCTTTGATTTCCTCTCGCGCTACTACTGTACCTCTGCTAAACACGGCCACGACCGAAGCGACCGAGGATGAGATCAAGACCGATTCTAACTTCGTAGGTTCAGCGCAAACGGCAGGGACATTTGCGACTCAACAGTTCGGCGGGTTCAATTTGGCCAAGGCCGGAATTGTCTGCGAGAATGATTTCTCATACTGCTTCATCAGGAGCGCCGGGAAGATCAAGGCAGCCCTTCCGATGGGATCAGGCATCGCCGGAGGATCTCAGGGACTCCCCGCACCAATGCCCTATGCTAAACCTCTAGCAAGTGGGGATCAGGTCGTGTGCATGGCCAATGCTGTTTCGGACAGAGAGGCAGCCGTGAGCGTTGCTTGCTCAAATGGTGAGTACCATGTGTTCAGCGTCACCGCTAGCGGATCGGGCGAACATGAGTTCGTATCGGTTCTTGACGGTCAGGGCATAGGCGTGACTCTGCAAGGCCGCGTAATCACTCATTGGATGGCCTCAAGCGGAAACAATGACGCCGAATTGACTTCGCCGGTTTATCTCCTAGATGGATCAGGCGTTCCTCAATCTAGCGTATCTTTCACTTCGTCAGGCGGTAATGCCGCTATGACATGGCAACCGTGCCGGGTGGCGGTTGCTCTTAACTCAAGGTTGGTCTATCGAACCGATGCATAGGCGGTGACGATATGGCAATCAGTAAAAGAGCAAAAGCAAGACTTTCGATCATGGCCGCTTCTGAGAAAGCAGCCGTCAAGAAGGCGGCTAAACTCCTATTCGATTGTGAGTTGATGGGTGTCAAGCGTATGCGGGAAATTGTGCGGTGGGCCGAGAAGCGGTGATCGCATGGGATGGGCGCTTTCTAATTGGTCTATGGACACGGTGACAATGCCTCCCCTAGATGTAGGGTATGGGACTAGGATTCTCTCAGCATCAGCCAAGCCCCGAATGATCACTTCTCTAAGCGTCTATTCAGGCACTAATACTGCGGCATGCACCATTCGATACTTTGCAGTTCCAAGCCAACCCGTATCGGCCATTAACTACTACGATATGACCGAGACAGGGGGGATCTTTGGGATTCAAGCGTTTCATCAAACAGGGAATCTCGCTTCGGGTACTGCACCCGAGACAGGATTCGGCATGAGCAACGATAGGGGCGGGCCTCCTTATGTGATCCTCCCTCCACAGTATATGCTCATCGCCTGTATCAGCGATGCAAACTCCGGCGGTACGATAATTCATTCAATCGTTTCAGCGGAGTTAGGTTAGATGCCTAGGCTCCCTGTTGATGGTGTCAAGGTCATTGAGCATAGGATCACCCTAGGCGGGAAAGAGAGAGAAGTCCTAGAATCGGCCATGACCGCTTATTCCTTTAGGAATGTGGCAGACCCGGTTGTGAAGGCGATCAACGACAACACAACGCTTCTGCTATTGGCTGCTTTGCTCGGTCTAACTCTCCCTTCTGTGCTGCCTGACGATTGGCCGGAGATCACCGAGAACATGGGGTATTCTGACATCAAGGATTGGCTCGAGATTCAGAACCTAGCCGGAGCCTTCGGAGGGGCCGCAGCAGGTACAGCAGTAGCCGGGCCGGTTGGAGGCATCATCGGGGCGATCCTTGCTTCTATGGGCGTTGAGATAGGCGAGGATCTACTCTCAGAAGGAGCCGAGGCAGCAGGGACAGCAGGGACAGCAGCAGTAATGCTTCTATCGAATCTTTTGAACCGCGTTTCGTCAGAAGTCAGCCAAGCCGGTTCAAATCTCGTCAGTTGAGAAAACTCGCCTCTTGGAAGGGGTCAAGGATCCATTTCTCGAGGAAACTTGACCCAATGCAAGGGAGAGGGGTTAGAGGCTCTCAGATTGGCTCTATCGGCCTATTTCTGAGAAGATCCGCTTCAACAGTCCCTTTCGGGGCTTTTCGACCTTGGCCGGTTTTGCATTTCCCTCTAGATCAAGGTCAGCGAGAGGCATGATGAACGCATTGTGTTCTTCGGCTCGCTGCCTCAACCATTCGAGAATTGAAGGCTCTAGGTTCATTTGCAGAATATGATCTTCATCGTAGTGAAATTGCCCCTCAATTAGACCGTCATCTTTGACGGTGATTCTTTGTCGGGCTTTGTTCAATTGTCCGATGTGCTGTTGAGCCGCTTTCATGTCCTCTCTCGAAGGTGGGCCGGCCGGCCAACACTTGCGGCAGAAATGAGAAGCGGAGGGATTGCAGAACGGTTCAGTATCAGTCCAAACGATCTGATTCTTCTCGAGGCATTCTTGGCCTTCTGATCGGTAATAGAGATGGAGGCATTCTCGAACAAACTTCGAGAAGTTCTTCCCTTCGCGCTTCATCCTCTGCGCTAATCTCGCCGACTCAGGATCTAGGCTAATCGAAGTAATATGACTCATTGAGGAACCTCCGAAAGTTTGTGTGTGACTCCCTGCCTAGTGATGTAGCATTGTTGTCCTTGAATCGCAGCCACCGCCTCAAAATCAGGACAGTCGAAGATGATCTTACAGAAGGTGCATCGAAGTTTCATTCTTCATCATCTCCTTTTTCGGTCAAGGTCGAATTATGCGGATAAGTGCCGGGTGATCTCTCTCGAATATCTACGATTCCTGATATGCAGGTGTCAGCCTTTGCTTGAGCCTCTGCCTTTGTATCGTATTCACCTACGGGCCGCCATCCTCCAACGATCACAACGAATCGCTTCTTCACCATTCGTCATCATCCTCATCTAGGAAATCTAAGATGCGATCCATGTTCCGGGAGATCTTCTCCATGATCTCCTTCCCTCTGCGCTCACTCTCGATTGACTCTTGCCAAGATTCCTCATCTCGAATATCTTCAATCTCCCTTCTGATGAGATCCTGAATAACTGCGGGTTTCAGCGCGTCTAGTTCCCATGCTTGATCGGTTCCGGTTTCGTCATGATACCAATCAATTCTCGAGGAACCCGATTTCGCCGTTGATGGTGGCGGCTGATACTGCCTGATCTGATCCATTGTTAGACCCATTCTGCGGATCTCTAACATGTCCTCATGAACGCCGAAGTCTGCAAGTGCTTCGCCGACTTGCTGCGGCATGTGGAGTCCTTCCGGGTCATGGTCGGAAAAGTAGAGAATGACCGTTTTCTGATCGCCATCATATCGGCGCTTCATTCGGTCGGCTGCTTCTTTCAAACTCGAGATTGAAGGATAGCCCTTGGTTGCGAAATAGTCACATCGGTTCTCGTAGCAAGGATCCGTTAGAACGCCGCTCAATGCCTCCTTCTCGATCCAAATCTCGACCTTGGCCGGTTGTGTCTCCCATCGGGGTTCTTTGTAAGTCCATGATGCCTGTCGGATTGCATCAGCCGGGCCGTCATAGCCTCCCGACCAACCTCTCAGTCCTCTTGTTCGATCTTCGAGAACATCCCATGAAACAAGCCCTGCCATTCTCGCATTTCGGAGAATATCTCC